GAAGAGGGCTTAATCTTAGCATCAAGACCCAAAGATCCCTTCACCCAACCGAGAGCTTCCTTCACGGCAACACTCGACTTGTGCTTCGGATTCGGGTTGATGTCAAGGTGGATCTCCATATGGCGATCACCAAGAACATCGATCACTTCTGTAGCAGTCGAAACAGCCATCTGAACTTCTGTTAGAAGACGCTGCTTCAGGTTGCCGTAGTCAGGCATATCGACCGACTCGTGGAACAGCTTGCAGCCACGCTTCGAGTCCATGTGGACGATCACGACTGTGCTGTACTTTGCATACCACTGCTTGTTCTTCTTGAAACGAATCGAGTCGCAGCCGATGTAGACTGACGATTCCTTACTCGAATCAAGAATTGCTTGCTTTGCTTCTTCAATCATAACACTTACTCTAAAAAAATGGAGGACCGGGTGAGAATCGAACTCACTCTCTTTCGAGGCCTGAGATTTGCAGTCTCGCGCGTTACCATTCCGCCACCGACCCTTGGTACTCCCGGAGGGACTCGAACCCCCAACCTAACCGTTATGAGCGGTCAGCTCTGACCATTGAGCTACGAGAGTATGGCGATCCCGGTAGGACTCGAACCTACGACCTAGAGTTTAGAAGACTCTTGCTCTATCCTCTGAGCTACGGGACCATTAACTGTTAAGCTATCCTATTGATCCTATGGAGGAGTGCAGCAACTTTGGATAGCTCTTCAGAGACGTTTCGTTCAGACTCTTCGGACTTGACGAGCATGTCCTTGTAGTAGAACAAAGCGTTCTTAATCAGCGGCATGTCTGCTGGAGCAAACGTACCACCTTTTGCTTCCTTCATCATTACTTCGACTCCATAAGCCAGTTGTTAGCAGTATCCATCCAATCGAGTGCTTCGGTTGGAAGTGTTTCACCACGTCGCTGAGCATTGAGAAGTTCACAAAATGCAACTTCTACTGCCTTCGGATTTTCCATCGTAGGAAATGCAAACAGTTCAACTTCCATATTCACCTCCGTAGTATACTATATATCAGCGAGACGTAAACATCGCTACGATAAAAGCGATCAAAAAGATAACCAACACGAGCGCGATCGGAATCCAGAACGGGCTAAGAACCCACAACCACGACCAGGTAATATGACCGGTCAGCTTCAGAGTAATGAAAATAAGGCCAAGAATACCGAAGATCGGAAAGTTGACCGTAACGTTCTTAGAATTCGACATGATTAAGCTCCAGTATAGTCATAAACGGTGAAACAAGTAGCGTCAGCAAGCAGACAGTAAGACTGAGCTTGATAACGGTTACGAGGATAAGTAGTACCGTCGAGACGAGGCATCGCACGACCGACAGATTGTGCACGAGGACCACGATAGCGAAGGCGAGGCTTGATACCAGCGGCGGCATAAGCGGCAAGAACTTCGTCACGCAGTTCGATCGGAACGTGATAGGCACGTACGGGATGGTAAGGCTTGTTAGTTCCATGAGCGGGCACAGGGTAGGTCGTTTCGATCTGAGCAACGGTAAGAGTCATAATATATTTCCTTTCAACTGATAATATCATCTTACTGCAACTGGGGATTATTGTACACCCTTAATTTTCGATTCAAGCAAACTTTTTGCTCTTTTTTTTACCCACTCATCGAACGGTAGGAATGCTCCTGAGGCTCCAGTCCAGTCGGCAAAAGCTTCATCGTAGAACCCGATGTCCTTCCTCTGCTTTTGCAACTCGACCAACTCGTCTGCCCATTCCTGCCACTTATGATCGTCGATGACATTCTCGTCCATCTCGTAGTAGAGATAGGAATGTACGAGCATCTGAGTACGACGCTGACGAATCTTCTCTGACAGCGTCTGTACTGCATTTACCATCGGATCCTCGACTGGTGCAAAGAAATCCTCGAGACTAGCCATCGACGTATACGTGCCAGACGAGACCGCTGTTCTCCATGATTTCTGTTCCAACATGGATCGCATTCGGATTCGGAATGCTGTATCCTGTTCCGTACACGTTGAAGACAACATTTTTACCAAGACGAGTCGAGTCCTGTTCGATCCACATTGTCAGATTTCCGTACTGCTCTGCTACCTTCAGGACCTTGTATCCTTCAGGCAGATAGATCGAGTTGTACCCGAGCATCAGCTCATACTTATAGATAACACGCATATCGATTACTCCGAGAGCCACTTGGCGATGGAACCATACTTAAGGTCGAACTTGTACTCGAGAATCTCGAGGCCATAGAAATCGAACTCGCCTTCGGAGATGCCTTCGGCATCGGCGATGATTTCGATGGCACGCTCACGCGTAGCACCGAGAACCATCTGTTGAACTCCATCAACACGACAGACGAAGTCTTCGAAGTTACGAGCTTGACGCTTGGCGTCTTCTTTGATCTGTTCGTCGAGCATCTTGCTCAGCCGATTGAAGTCACGATCGAAGTCCTGAACAGACTCGAAACGAGCGTAGCGAGGACGGCTACCGTACACATCCTTGTAGAGGTCCGAGTAGATATCGCCGTCATGGCTGTTGGTGGCGGCATTGATGTCAGAGAGAGTAAGCATGTTTGTTTCCTTCATCATCATAGGTTCACCTTACCCCAGTTTCGATAAATTGTACATGCCAAAATACGCCCGGAAATTAATCCGAGCGTATTTTTTTAAAAAACTTTAGAAATTTTAGTCGTTAAAAGCTGCTAGCTTCTCGATCACTTCGTCGATAGTATCGAGGATAGTGTCAGAACCACGATCGTCGATGGTGCGGATCATGACTTTACCACGGTGTTCAACGACACCGATCAGAAGGTCGACGTTGACAAGATACTTGCCACCCGTCTCGTTGATGAACTCTACGAATCTTACTGGTTTGCTCATTTCTTTCTTCCTATATTATACTTTGTCACGAGATTCCATTCGTTCTTTTCTTTGAATGGAAGGATCTTAATCTGATTCAATGGAGTCTGAGGTTCTGCGATCTTTTCTGGATCAACAACAGCGATCAGTCCCCAATCGGATAGAAGCTTGACGATGGTATTTCTACGACCCTTATCTTCTGATGAGAAGTCTGATGGTTTGCCGTCAAGAGCAAACAATTCCTTGAAGTGGACGATATAATACTTGCCTTGCTTGTGTAGAATATGGCAAGACTGGTACAGCGTCTTGTCTTTCCGTGAAGCTACACCGATACGAGTCAGCGTTTCACGTACTTTTAGGAAATCGTCTTCTTCGCCCAGTCTAACTTCAATTAAACTTTCTAAAACACTCATGTTTCACCCTTCTGAATCTTTTTCTTTATTATGTTTATCTGTTCAGAGGAGAGGATTTCAAGAGCTGCCTTAGCAGCACGTCGGTTATAACCGAAGTACTCTGCAACCGCTTCTAGATCTCCATCCTTTTCTTTTTTCACCCACTTAGCAAAGCGTTTGCTGGGCCGAATAATATTTATCAAAAAGGAATATTGCAGTTTGTTGTCTAGATGGTGGTTGCAGTTCATCATGTTCGCTGCATGAATAGTGTCAGCGAAGTAAGATAGGGATTTATTCGTTAACCATGGACTGTAAGACTTCTCGGCAAGTACGTCATTCTCCGTACCTTTCATCAGGTTCTTCTTGGTCGTGTTGATCGAGTTCACGAAGTCGAAGGGTTTCATCTTTGCGGCCTTTCATAATCACTTCAGCAGACATATCAAAGAAGTCTGCACATTTTTCACAGATTTCCATGGTATCTATACCTTCAAAGGTATTAACACGCAGTTCATGGAATATGGCCCGTTTTGGATACTTTTCCTCACAGACTGGACATGTCTTCTTACCTGAGGTAAAGTTCCAGATCATAGGAACTCACAGTCGGCCATGATCTCGGTCAGACATGCCATGAGATTGATTTCAGGATCTGCAGCAAAGGCGTTCTGATACTGGTACTTCGAGAGATGCAGCACCAATTGTGGGATACTACCCTTTCCGATGTAGTCTTCTGCCTTGTCGAAGAAGGCACGGAAGAATTCTGTCGACTCGATGTCGGACTCTGCAACCCACTTACGAACAGCAGTGAAGTTCTTGTCCTTCATGTAACCGATCAGCTTAGCAAGAGCAGTATCCGAGAAGTTCCTAAGAATCCCAGTGTCAATGCTGCCAGTAGCACTATACCTCTGAAGCTCGTTGATAACACGTCGCCAATCAGGAAAGTGCGACTTGATAACTTCGGCAACGACAGCCTTTTCATAAGAAACTGATTCAGCTTCGAGGATGCCACATACCCTCTGAAGAAACTGCTTCGCGAGAGCGGGAAGTTCTGATTTAGGAATCTTAAACTTGATAACCGAGCATCGAGAATGTAGTGGCTCAATAATCCGATCGACAAAATTACAAGTAAGAATGAATCCACAATTTGCACTGAATTCCTCCATGAAGTTACGCAGCGCTGGCTGAGTGGACTGAGGGTTGAGATAGTCGGCCTCATCGAGGATAACCATCTTTCGGCCACCCATCAGAGACACAGAGCTGGCAAACTGAGAGATGTCGTTACGAAGCGTGTCGATGTTGCCGTTCATCGAGCCGTTGATGACGATGTAGTCACAGCCAAGTTCTTCACACATGGCTTTGGCGACAGTAGTCTTACCGACACCTGCCGTACCAGAGAGGATGAGATTCGGAATGTTCTTCTGATCTACGAACTGCTGAAACGTCTTCTTCAGCTCGTCAGTCAGGATGGTATCAGCTACCGTCTTCGGACGATACTTCTCTACCCACAAAAAGTCTTCAAGCATAATATATCTCCATCATCAAAAAATGTCCGTCGCGAAGTTAGTGCATCCACGGACTCTGGCTTAGAGGACCAGCATTTCATATTTATGCCTCGTAGCTAGAATTCTGCTCGACAGCAATCCAGTATTCTACGTTAGCACCCTTCCAGTGGCTGAGACCCTTCGACGAGATGGAAACGTCGTAGGAACCAGGAATCAGCTTGATGCAATCCGAACGGAATACCATACGGAAGCGAGCTTCAGTCTCACCGACCTCGATGCTAAACGAGTCGTTGCTGGTGCCACGAGTATCGACAGCCTGCAGAAGGATCTTGCCGTTTTTGCCGACGATGGCGATTTCAGGCAGCTGAGAAACGCTGAGAGCCTTCATGACTCGGTTCAGTGCTTCTTCAGTGATGAGGCAGTTGACTTCAGGATTGGGGAGTTCGATCTCACGATCAGGCGGAACGATGATCAGAGAAGGATCAGTCACGGCATACTGAAACCGATTGTTACCCTCTCTGATCTCCACGTACGAGTCCATCACTTCAACTTCGGGCTCATTGAACAACGAGAGAGTGCCGATGAACCTTGACAGGTCGTATACGGCAAACCCCTTCTCGAATTCTTGATCAATCGTTGCACGTGCAAGAACAGACTTGGTACTCGAAATAGTACGGATCTGATTTCCCGGCTTAAACATGATGTTCTTGTT